ATGCCCACCGCCACCGCCGCCAGAGACCCGAAGCCCTTCGACATCAGCGCGCTCACCGCGTCCTGGATCCGCTCCCTGCGCGCCCGCAACCTGTCCGCCAACACCCAGCGGATCTACACGCGGGCCGCCAGCGACCTGCGCACCTACCTCCTGGAGTACACCCCTGACCCGGAGGTACCTGACGCCCGGCCGGCGCCGACCGAGCTGGAGGGCGAGCGCGGGATCCACCGCGAGCACATCGAGGGGTACATCTCCGACCTCATGAAGAGGACCAGCCCGGGGAACGCGCACCAGCACTTCCGCAGCCTGAAGACGTTCTTCAACTGGCTGGTGGACGAGGAGGAGATGGACCGCTCACCCATGCGCACCATGAAGGCCCCGGCCCTCCCGGACGTCGAGGTGCCGATCATCCCCGACGACTCCCTGAAGAAGTTGTTGGGCACGTGCAAGGGCAAGACGTTCCAGGACCGGCGGGACACCGCGATCATCATGATGCTCCTCGACACCGGGGCCCGGCTGTCCGAGCTGACCGAGCGGCTTCAGGCGGCGCTCGACCTGGACGTGATGGTGCTGCACGTCCTCGGCAAGGGGAACCGGGAGCGGCCCGCGCCGTTCGGCCGGGCGTCGGCGGTGGCGATGGACCGGTACCTGCGGGCGGCGTCGAAGCACATCGGCAGGTCGCTGGAGCCGACGGACCCGCTGTGGTTCAGCGTCCGCCGGAAGAACGCGCTGACGATCTGGGGTGTCGGCACGATGATCGAGCGGCGGTGCAAGGAGGCGGGGATCCCGCACATCCACCCGCACCAGTTCCGGCATACCTTCGCACACCTGTGGAAGGTGCAGCGCGGCGACGAGGACGCGCTGATGCGGATCATGGGGTGGCGGTCGCGGCAGATGCTGTCGCGGTACGGGGCGTCGGCCGGCGAAGAGCGGGCGCGGGCGCAGCACCGACAGCTGAGCCCCGGTGACCGGCTGAAGTGAGCCGGGCCGGGCCGGGGCGGCAGCGGTGTCAGGGGAGGTCGTCCCGCGGGTGCGGGGCGGCCTCCTCGGTTTCATGCGGGGCGACCTCGTGGGCGCCGGTGCCGAGCCTGCTCCAGCGACCGGTGTCGACGGCCTCCTGGAAGAGGTCGGTCAGTGCGTCAGCGATCTCGTCGGGCGGGCGTGAGAAATCGATGCCCAGCTCGTAGCGGTGGGTGCTGTCGTAGCTGGCTACGGCGGCCTCCCCTTCCAGGTCTACCGCACGAACCCGCACGCGAGGCACCTCTGTCATCCGACCCCCTATCCCGGGCGCACGCAGGCAGGCGCATTCGTACGCTCGTTCGAAATGCACGAGGTTCGATCACTCTACGCGCTGAACTGGTAATAGGGAGGTCACCTAATCGAGTGAAGGCGAAACATCTTCATCATCAAGAACAAGGGTTCGAGGTCAGTCAGCCCCCTCACCGTCGGCCGCGCGCTGGATGAACGCCTTCGTCTTCGGCATGTCGTCGCCCGTGCGGCCTGGCACGTGAGCGACGCGGACGACCGCGTCGTCGGCACCGGCGGGGGTGTCGAAGGGGTCGTCTACTTGCAGGCCGATGAACTGCCGGGCGGCGGCAAGCTGGACTCGATCGAGGGGAAGGGAGAACGCGGCAGCGATGGCCCGCACGAGCGGCGGGTTGATCTTCACGTCCTGGCCGGAGGCGACTTTCCACAAAAGGTTGGGGCTGGGCTGGTACCCGGTGACGGGGTCCACGGCACGCTTGGCCACTTGCTCCCAGGTGGGTAGGCCGCTGCCTCTCTTGCCGGCGCGCTCGCTCATGAGGTCGGCCAGCGTCTCGGTGTCCCGAGTGGTCATGGTCAGGTCTCCATGTCTGGGGCGTGGGCTCGGGCGAATCGGGGTCGCCGGATGGGGGCGCCCACGTCCGTGCCTGATCATTGTCCACAATCGCGAACGGGTATGGCTACGTGGCCTGCGTTAAGAGTCTCGAAATCGCTTGGCTTGTGTACGGCGAGGGGGCGCGTGTGTGGCTACTGGACACCGACACAACGCTGTGCTTAGCTATCCCCATCTCCAAATGGGGATGAAGACCGGAGGACCAGAGTGCCCGACCCGAGATACGACCTGCACGACGGGGATCTGCTCCAACGCCTGATGAAGCACCCCCTTGCCGGGGGGCGAGTGCACACGGTGCGCACGCTCGCCGAGGAAGTGGGGGTCTCCTTCAGCAAGATCCAGAAGCTGATCAGCGGCGAGCGGCCCGGAATTGACGGGGCGCACGCCGAGCGCATCGCACGAGCAGTCCAGTCTCGACGCAGGGCTCTTTTTTCGCCATCACCGTCCCCATTCGGGGATGGGAATGACCAGGAGGTAGGCGATGACTCCCGAGGAGCGCACGATGCGCGCACAGCTCGGAGCGCACGCGATGTGGGCGAACACGCTCGACCCCGCGAGCAGGACGGCGAAGGCCAGGTCCGCGGCGAACGGCCGGTTTGAGAAGAAAGCCCGCGAGATGCACCCCGACGCGACGGACGAGCAGATCGCCCGCGTCGCCGAGCACCTGCGGAAGGCGCACTTCAAGGCCATGGGCCTGAAGTCCGCGATGGCCCGCCGGGCGAAGTCCCAGCGCGCCGCGGCCGCCTGACCCCTCTCACGAAGACGGGGCCGCCCGGATGCACCCGGTCGACCCCGGACGCCCTACCCCACTCACAGAGAAAGCGAGGCGGACGCCATGAGCGTGCAGCCTATCGAACCTCCCCCGCCCGACATCTACGCCGTGACGAGTGACAACCGTCTCGCCGTGCAGACCGTGATCGACGGCTTCGGGCTTCCCGCGCCGACGGTGGTGGCCCGCCCGGAGGCGGTGCACGTCACGCTGGCCGACCCGGACGACCTGGGGCAGTGGATGTACGCCCTCGGGGGCACGATCCGCCGGGGCATCGAGATGTACGGGGCGTCGCTGTGGACGCTGCACACGGAGACGCCGGCCCGGCCTGGTGGGGCTGTTCGGATTCTGGTGCATGTGCCGGTGGTGTCCGGTGAGGACGTGCTGACCGAGCTGCGTTCGGCGGTGTCCCTGTGAACGCGAAGCGTGTGAACGCGGCGGCCGGGGTGATCCTGGCGGCGCAGAAGCAGCGGGAGACGGCGGCGGGGATCGCGGCGGCGTTGGAGGCTGCTGGTGTTCTGCAGTCGCCGGAGTCGGCGGCCGAGTTGGTGGCTCTGCGCGAGCGGGTCGCCGAGCTGGAGGCGGAAGCCTACGGCGATGCGACGGTCCGGTTGGTGGACCCCATCTCTCAGATCCGTCACCTGCACGCCTGTGTCGCGGCGCAGCGGAGCCGGGCCGACGTGCTTGATCGCCTGTGCGGGAAGTACCAGGAGCGGTCCGAGCTGCTGGAGGGTTCCCCGTGGGAGCGGGCGGTGGCCGGGCTGAATGCGCTGGTCGACGCGGACGTCGTGTTCCACGTTGAGCCGGACGGGCACATCAGCGCGCCGTTCAGCGACGAGCACATCGAGTGGGACCGGAAGGCAAAGCGCTGGGTCCTCACCCACGACGAGGACGAGGACGTGCCGCCCCTCTCGGCGGTGTCGGCGGAGGACGCGGCGCGCGCGGCGGCGGACCCGTGCCACCCGTGCGGATGCCCGAAGCGCTTCAACCGGCACGCCGACGGTTGCCCCGCCCTCCCCGAGGTGACGCCCGCCCCCGCCGCGAAGTGTCGGTGCGGCGAGCCGGGCGCCGACCCGTACGAGTGTGAGGCCGACGACTGCACCGCCGAGTTCTCCGAGCTGAACCCGTTCGGCGCGGGCGCCCGCCCGGTCAACGTGGCCAGCGCCGAGGTGTCCCGGAAGTGCGACACGTGCGGGTGGACGACGTCGGTGTGGCACGTGGACGACGGGTCGGCCGATCAGGAACTGCACGAGCACATCGCCCGCGCCCACTCGAAGGCGGTGACGTCGTGACGATCACCGACCCGTTCACCACCCCCGGCCACAACCGGCCCACCCCCTCCCCCGCCGCCGTCGCCCTCGCGATCCAGTGCCGCAAGGCCAAGGCCCTCGCCGACACCGCGCCCGCGCGCTTCGAGCAGATGCCCGCCCCGGCCACCACCACGGCCGCCGGCGGCGAGGTCCAGCTCGTCGTCCGCCCCACCTGCCTCGCGGACTGGGCCCGGTGGACGCAGGCCCTCGGTATCTGCGACGCCCGCCGCGTGACGAACACCGGCACGGCCACGGTCTGCCGGTTCGAGCTCGATGGTGTCCGCGCCCGACTGATCGGCGTGGGTGTGCCCGCGCTGCTGGCCGCCACGTACGGCCCGAAAGGAACCTCCCGTGTCTGACGAGAAGCCCGTGACCGGGCCCATCCCCATCTACGTCGAAGCTATCCCGACCGGTGTTGTCCTCGACCTGCAGGCGTTCGCGCGCCTCGTCGTCGGCGACGTCATCAACGAGCTGCTGCACGCCGAGGACACCACCGCGTGGGACCTGCTCCACGAGGCCGCCGCACCGGTCGGCGAGGATCAGTTCCCCGGCGAGTTGCTGGAGCAGCGCCTCGTTGAGCGCGCGTCGTCGCGTGTGCCGCTGTACGGCCCGGCGGCGCTGGAGCTGACGCGGAAGCTGCGTAGGGCTGCGGCTCCGCGTCCGGTTCCGGGGCAGCGGGGTGCGGCATGAAGAAGACCACCCGCGAGGACTTCCGCATCGTCATCACCCCGCGCCGCCTCGGCGACCTCGGGTGGATGTCGATCTCCGACCGCATGGCCAGCGACAACATCGAGCGCGACATCCGCGAGCGCTGCGAGGAGATCGCCGAGCAGGTGAAGCGGCACGTCGACTACGTCGGCAGCGTCGAGGTCGAGTTCACCGAGGTCCACACCTGCTCGCACTGCTCGCTGACGTGGGAGGTGCTGACCGCCGACGCGGCGGCCGACGAGGCGACGCGCATGGACGAGCACAGCGTCGAGGGCGAACCGCTGTGCTGCGACAAGGCGATCGACGAGTTTCGCACCGAGCACGGCATCCCCGCCGCACAGTGGGACGGTGCGGCATGAGGACGCCGACGCAGGCCCGCCTCCAGATCCTTCGCACCCTCGTCCGCGACTACCAGGGCGACATCACCACCGGCCTGGTCCAGAAGCGCTACGTCGCCAAGCTCGGACCCGGCGACTGGCGGGCCAAGGCGCGGCAGGACTTGGACCAGCTCGTCCGTGACGGGCTGCTGATCTGCGACGACCGCGACCCCGACAAACGGGTGTTCCGCCTCAACCACGCCCACCAGGGCGGTGCGTGATGGGACGCCGACTGCGGCGCCGCCCGCTCGCCGACCACGCCCAGCGCGCCGCCTGGATGCGCACCCACCCCTTCCAGTGGCTGGAGATCTCGACCTACCCCGCCACGTACAGCGCCCACACCGTCGCCCGCGGAATCAAGACCGGCGACCGAATCGAGTACGCCCGGCACTACGGGCCGGCCGGGGCGTTCGAGACCCGCACCACGACCACGGAGGGCGGCACCACGGTGCACGCCCGGTTCATCGGAGAGGCGGTCAACGGATGAGCGTCGACACCAGCGCCGTGCACCAGCCCTTGCACGACCCGGAGCACAACAGCTCCTGGGTGCCGCCGCTCGACATCGTCCTGGCCTGCGCCCGCGAGGAGCTCGCGAGGTACGCGAACGCCAACATCCATAACAGCGGCGAGATGCTTGAGGCCGCCGTCTCCCACCACATCCGCCTGCGGGAGCTTGTCGCCGCCCTGGACAAGGAGAACGGCGAGGTGCCCGGTGCCTGATCCTCGCCACGCCGTGGCAACCGAGCGGGGTCGCTACTACCGCGACCCCGCCGGGGGCCCTGACCTCATCAGCGTCACGAACGCCCTCTCGTCCATCGCGAAGCCTGCCCTGCTCCCGTGGGCCGCCGGGCGCGCCGCCGACGCGGTAATCGCCTCGCCGATCGCCGCCGCCCGCCGCGCCCGGTCCGAACCGGCCGCGCTGCGCCGAGAGCTCGTCGCCGCGCACCGCGTCTACACCGACGACGCGCGGAGCCTCGGTACCCGCGTCCACGAGCGGGCCGTCGCCCTCGTCCTGGGCACTCCGTACCCGGCCGACCCCGAGGTCGACCCGTACGCGATCCAACTCGCGCGGTTCTTCCGCCTGTGGCGGGTCGACTTCGCCCGGGACATCGAGGCGATCGAAACGACCGTCTTCCACCGCCACTACGGGTACGCCGGGACCGGCGACCTGTGGATCTGGCTGCCGACCGGCCCGCACGGGCGGCGTCAGCTCTGGCTGATCGACTACAAGACGAGCGCCCGGAAGCCGGACACCGTCGTGTACGACGAGCAGCCGCTCCAGCTCGCCGCGCTGCGGCACGCCCCGGTGCTGCTGCTCCCCGATGACACCGACGCCCCCGCGCTCCCGGTGCGCCGCACCGCCCTGCTGAACCTGCGGACCCGGTCGCACCGGCTGATCGAAGTTCCTTCGGGGCGCGAGCAGTTCCGGGCGTTCCTCGCGGCGACGCGCACCGCCCGCTATCTCCACACCGCGCCGAGCGCGTACGACACGATCCTGCCGCCGTGGGCGCCGGGGTCCCCTGACCGAAAGGCGGCCTGACGTGGGTAGCCGAATCCTGACGATGAAGCGGCAGGCCGCCGAGCTCGGGCGGATCCGCACCGGATACAGCCGGCCGAACCCGGACGCCTCGAAGGGCCCGATCCCGGTCAAGTCCAAGACGTTCGTGCTCACCTCCCACTCGCGGGCCTACGTCGCTGCGGCGGCGGAGCTGTACGGCGGGACGGTTGAGCAGTGGACCCCGCAGCGACAGTCCGTCGCGCAGTGGCGGGTCATCACCGAGGCGCGCGAAATCGGCGCGATCCTCCCGGCCGGCGACGTCCTGAACCAGGCGAACGAGATGTGGACCGGCGGCGGCTGCGAGCGGCGTTGCGACGGCATCACCGAGTCGATCAGCCGGAAGCCGTGCATCTGCCTCGCGAAGTACGGCGAGGACTGGCACACGCGCCCGCCGACGCAGGTGTGCCGGCCGACCTCGCGGATCGGGGTGTTCCTGCCGGACCTGCCTGACCTTGGGGTGTGGCGGCTGGACACGAAGTCGTACTACGCGGCCGACGCGCTCGCCGGGGGCTTGGACACGGTGCTGCAGGCGACGGGCGGGAAGGGCCTGTTGCCGGTTCGGATGTGGATCGAGCAGCGGACCGCGGTGAGGGCCGGGAAGACGAAGCAGTTCCAGGTCGTCATGCTCGTGCCTGCGCTCCCGAAGCTCCGGCACGCGCTCAGCGGCCCGATCTCGACGGCGGCGGCGCTCGACCCGGCGTCGCTGGACCGCCCGGCGATCGAGGCGGGGCCGGCCGTGGTGCCGGACTACGCGGCCGAGGCCCGGCGGTGCGCGACGGTCGAGGCGGCCCGGGAGGTGTGGCACAAGGCGAACCGGGCGGGGCACGTGGCCCGCGACGGGTCTGACGAGCTGTCGCAGAAGCTGGGGCGTATCGCGGACGACATCGGGAAGGGTATCGACACCCAGACCGGTGAGGACCACGGGGACGACGAGCAGGGTCCGGACGACGAGGGCGTCTACGACGGCGAGGTCGTCGAGGACGGCGAGCGGGACGACGAGCCGCCTGCCTCGTATCCGCCCGCCCAGTGGCCGGCCGCAGCGGTTCCGGGCGGTGGCCGCCGATGACCTGGCACACCACCCGCCTCGCGGCGTTCGACCTGGAGACCACCGGGGTCGACGTCGAGCAGGACCGCATCGTCACCGCCGCCGTGATTGGCCTTGGCGGCGGCGCCCCGACCGAGCAGCACGAGTGGATCGCCGACCCCGGGATCGAGATCCCCGCCGAGGCGACCGCGGTGCACCACATCACGACGGAGTACGCCCGCGAGCACGGCGAGCAGGCGCACGTCGTCGTTGACCAGGTCGCCGAGGGGCTCGTCGCGCAGATCGCGGGCGGGGCGACGGTCGTCGGGCACAACGTGCCGTATGACCTGACTCTGCTGGACCGCGAGTGCCGCCGGTACGACCTGCCGACGCTGCACGACCGGCTCGGCGACGTCCCGCTGCACGTGCTCGATACCCGGGTCCTGGACCAGTACGGGCTCCCGTACCGCAAGCGACCGTCGAAGGAGCAGGGCCCCCGGCAGCTCGTCACCCTCGCGCAGGTCTACGACCTGGAGTGGACCGAGTCGGAGGCGCACGGCTGCGCGTACGACGCGCTGATGTCGGCGCGGATCGTGTACCGGATCGGGCAGCTTGCGCACATGCGGCGGATCGACTGGCCGCAGCGCATCAAGTTCCACCGCAAGGCGCAGCTTCACCACCTCGGTGGGCTGACCGTCGCCGAGCTCCACGCCGCGCAGATCGAGTGGGCCGCGCAGCAGGCTGCCGGGCTGCAGGAGCACTTCCGCAAGACCGACCCGAACGCCGTCGTCGACGGGGCGTGGCCGCTGCGCCCGCTGGAGGCATCATGAGCATCGAACTGATCGACCTGAACCGGATGCTGCTCCTCGTCGGCATCGAGACCGACGGAACCATCACGGTCCACTCCCGGGGCGGCCTGTGCGACACCCGGGCCGCCGCCGCGCTGCGGGACGTCGCCGACCGGCTGGAGGCTGGCTCCACCCCGTGCCCGTGCACGCCCGCCGTGCCGCGCCCGGCGCCCGGCGGGGGCTGGTTCTCCTCGGACCTGATGTGGGTCGACAGTACGGGCCGCGCGTGGGACCTGCGGGAGTCGTACCAGTCGGCCGGCGGTCTGGTGTGGCACTGGACCGGGCGCGTCAACGGCCACGGGGTGCCGGTGATGAGTACCGGGACCGGCTCCGACGTGCAGTCCCTCGATGTGGTGCGTGCCCTGTACGCCCCGGTCGTGGTGGCGGGTGGTCGGGGATGAGCGCCGAGTTCCTGCCGTGGGCGGGTGTCGTGTTGGTCGCCGGGGCCGTGGCGGTGACGTGGGCGGCGCGTCTGGCCCCGTCCGCCGGGGCGAAGGGCACGGCCGGGTTTTCGGAGATGCCGCCGGGCGGCAGGTTCCTGGTGTGCGCCGGGCCGCGTTGCGGTGGGGTGCTGCTGCACGTGCCGGTCGGTGGCGGGTGGGAGTGCACGCGCTGCTCTTCGGTGACGGGCGGTGGGTCATGACGATCCCCGGACTGATCACCCCGGGCGCACTGGCCCCGGCTGCTCCGTCGGCCCCGGCGGGGCTGCGGGTCATCGGGCTGGACCTGTCGATTACCTCGACCGGGGTGTGCCTGCCAACAGGTGCGACGTACCGGATCAAGACGCGCTCCGCCGAGGCTGACCGCAGGCTGCTGCGCATCCGTGATGCTCTCGCCGCCGAGCTCATCGAGCACCAGCCGCACGTGGCCGTGATCGAGGATCTGCCGACGAAGATGCACGCCACCGCGCTGAAGATCATCGGAAAGTTGCACGGCGTCGTCGTCGGTGCGCTGCTCGACGCTGACGTGCCGTACGCGTACGTCTCTCCGGCGACGCTCAAGCAGTTCGCGGCCGACCACGGCAACGCGGACAAAGCTCGGATGGCTGCCGCCGCGTACCTCGCCGATGGCCGGGAGTTCACCGACGACGACGGCGGCGATCAGTGCGACGCGTGGTGGCTGCGCGCCGCCGGGCACGACGCGCTCGGCGTCCCGCTGTTCTCGATGCCGCAGGCGCAGCGGGACCGGCTCACGAAGGTCACCTGGCCGGCCGAGATTCTGCAGCGCTACCTGGCCGGCAGCCCGCGATGACCGGGTTCGGGCCGACGATCGGCCACCCGGCACCGGGCCCCGGCCTCCGGATCCGATTCGACGGCTCGAAGTCCATGGCCTCCGCCGACTGGGCGTGCGCGTGCGGCGCCCCGTCCGAGGACGCCATCGGCCACGACGCGGTGCAGCAGCTCGTCCTGCGGGCCGAACGGCACCGCCGCGACACCTGCCCCGACGAGGACGTACGACAGGCGGCCGCGATGCGCGATCACCGCCGGAAGAACCCCAGCAAGAGAAGGAAGTGACGACCATGCCGAAGTTGGACAAGGACGCCGAAGTGGAGCTCAAGCTCGACGGTGCGGCGGCCCCGCTGCAGGCCAGCGCAACGCCGTCGCAGCGTCGCGGGCTGTTCGAGTACCCCGGGAAGAGCGTCCTCGCGGTGGTCGAGCTGACGAGCAAGACATACACCGGGCACGCCGACGGGGAGGACAAGGGCCCGCAGGTGAAGGTCCGGGTCACGCTCGCCGAGGTTGCGCAGGACGACCAGCAGGCGCAGATGATCGCCGAGGTCATGCGGGCGATGTACCGGCAGCGGAAGATGAACGGGACGCTCGACGAGATCGGCCCCGGGTCCCGGGACGTTGAGGGCGCGGTGTCCGAGGCGCTCGGGAACATGCCGACCGAGGGCGAGTTCGAGGCCCACGAGGCGACCAGGCGGGCCCGGACCACGCGGGTCGAGCAGTACTGATGGGCAGGCCCCCGGCCGCCGCCGGCAGCGGGGCGCGCAGTGCGCGCTGCCCCCGCTGCGGGTCCCCCGTGCTCCGGCAGCTAGTCGGCCGCCGTGCGGCGCTCGACGTGACCGCCGACGCCGGGGAGTTGACCGCGGCGGCGGCCGAGGCCCTGCGCCACCCGAACCGCCTGCACTGGTGCCTGCGGCAGACACGGGACGGCCCGGACATGCGGTGGGCGGACTGTCGCCGCCAGCCGGACCCGTGCCCGCACCCGCACGTGATCGACCACGAGTGCACGGGGCCGCCTCAGGCCCCCGCCCGCCCCTCGTCCCGGGGCCGGGCCCGATCCACGCCCGTTTCTGACGGGCAACTCACGCTCTGAGCACAGGAGAACCCGATGCCGTACTTCGCGGTAGACGACAAGGCGCACAGCCACACCAAGATGCGGCGCGCCAACAACGCTGCGATCGGGCTGTGGACGCTGATCGGGTCGTGGGTATCGCAGCAGCTCACCGACGGGCATGTGCCGGGCGAGATCGCGAAGATGTACGGCACCGTCCCGCAGATGCGCCGCCTCGTGTCGGCTGGTCTGTGGCACGAGCACGGACACTCCTGCCCGCGCTGCCCGGCGGTCCGGCCGGGCGACTTCTACATGCACGACTACCGCGAGTCCGGTAACCCGTCCCGCGCCGAGGTTGAGGCCCGGCGGAACAAGGACGCGGAGAAGAAGCGTCGCCAGCGGTCGGGGTACAGCACGCCGCCTCCGCCGCCGGGTCAGATGCCGTTCGACGAGGAGCCGCCGGGCGACGAGGACGCCCCGCCGGAGGACGCCCCCCGCCCGCCGCGCCGCACCGCGCCCGCCATGGCCGAGATCCCCGCCGGCTGGGAACCGTCCCGCGACGACGTGCACGCCGCGAACACTGCCCGCACGGACGCCGGGCGGGCCCCGCTGAACGCGAACCAAGTCGACGCCGTCACGCGGAAGTTTGTCCGCCGGATGACGGAGGAGCGGCGCGTCGCCGCCGAGTGGGGCGGCCGGTGGCGGCAGTGGGCCGAGACCGAGCGCCCCGACCAGTCGCAGCAGGGCGGCGTCGTCGTCCACCTGCCCGCCGGGCGCACCGCCGCAGGGCAGTCGACCGCCGACCAGCGGTCCGCCGCTGCTTTCGAACTTGCCGCACAGCTTCGAGCCGAAGGGAACCAGTGATCATGGACAGGGGAGACGCCGCCGAACTCCTCGGCTACTGCGCCGCTTTCGATAACCGCACCGTCGGGAAGGTCGACGCCGTCGCGTGGGCCGCGTCCCTGCACGACGTGCCGCTCGACGACGACACCACCGCCGCCGTGGCCCGCTACTACGGCACCGCCCCCGAGCGGCCCGGCGACCGGCTGTGGATCCAGCCGCACCACGTGCGGGCCGGGCGGCTCGCGATCCGGCAGGAGCGGCTCGGGACGACGCTGCCCGCGTACGAGATCCCCGACGGGCTGGAGACCGGGGCCGAGTTCGTGGCCCGCCGCCGCGCCCAGCTCGATGCCGTCGCCGCCGGCCGCGCGGTGGGGACGCCGGTCGGCCGGCTCGATGGGCCCCCGGACCGCGGATTCGTGAAGGAACTCGCCCGCCGGTTCGGGGACGGCTCGGTGGGCCGGGAGGTTCCGGACCTCGACGGCGGGGAGGCCCCGCAGGGGGCCGATCCGGCGGTGGCCGATGTGCGCCGCCCCGGCCCGCTCGGTGTCGAGTGCCCGGTCTGCAGGGCGGCGATCGGCCGGCCGTGCCGTCTCGGTGACCCCGGCGGAGAGCGGCGGCCGCGCGAGCTCCGTACCGCGCACATGCCCCGGCAGCGCCTCGCGAGGGGTGAACCGGCCGAGGTTGAGTCGCCGGAGGAGACCGAGCGTCGTCGGGCGTACTTCCTGGACCACTTGGCGCGGCGGGCGGGTGAGGCGTCGTGACGTACCCGCGTATGTCCCGGTCCCGGATCCCGGACGCTGCTGCTGCGGTGATCGCGTCGGTGATCGAGGAGCACCCGGACGCTGATCCGGACACGGTGGCTGACCTGGTGGTGCTGGAGCTGTCCCGGGAGGGCTGGCACTGGCACTTGGGCCACTCGGTGATGTGCGCACCGCCCCCGCAGGACCCGGCGCCGCTGGCCGCCGTTCCGCACCCCACCTCTCTCGCCTCATGAAAGGGACGACCATGGATCTCATCACCCCCGGCGCGCGGCCGATCCGGCACCGCACCGCCGAGCTGTCCGCCTGCGGCCGCTACCGGTACCGCCTGACCCGCGAGTGGGACGACGCCCGCCCGCCGTGCACGTTCGTCATGCTCAACCCGAGCACGGCGGATGCCGACGAGGACGACCCGACGGTGCGCCGCTGCCTGGGGTTCGCCCGCCGGTGGGGGTGCGGGTCGCTGGTCGTCGTGAACCTGTACGCGTGGCGGGCGACGAACCCCGCTGACCTGCCCGCTGATGAGGCGGTGCGGACGGGCCCGGACAACGACGGGTGGCTGTCGCAGTCGGCGCTGGATGCCCTGGATTCGGATGGTCCGCTGATCGCGGCGTGGGGGACGCGGGCGGCGTCTCGGCGGGTGGCGGATGTGCTGTCGCTGCCGGGGATGGGCCGGATGCGGGCGCTGGCCGTGACCCGGGGCGGGCACCCGGGGCATCCGCTGTATCTGCCGAACGGTCTGCGCCCGGTGCCGTGGCCCGTGGACGGTGCCGCGTGACTACCGCCCTCGACCGGGCCCGCGCCCGACTCGAAACCCCACCCACCACACCCATCCCCGGACAACTTGCTGCCGACGAGACGCCCCTCACCGTCCTCGACCTCTGCTGCTGCGCCGGCGGCGCGTCCGCCGGATACGCCGCGGCCGGGTTCGACGTCACCGGCGTCGACATCATCGACCGCCCCAACTACCCCTACCGGTTCATCCGGGCCGACGCGATCGCCTACGTCGCCGAGCACGGCCACCGGTACGACCTGATCCACGCCTCCTGGCCCTGCCAGTACGGGGCAGCCATCACCAAGGGCACCAACCAGCACCTGCGGGACACGTACCCCGACCTCCTGCCGGCGGGCCGTGCCGCAATGCTCGCCACCGGACGCCCGTACATCATCGAGAACCCGGACGCGCGCCCCGATGTTGTGCTCTGCGGAACGATGTTCGGCCTGCCGATCTTCCGTCACCGCCGGTTCGAGATCCACGGCTTCACCCCGATGGGCATCCCCCACGTGAAGCACCGCGGCCGGGTCCGCGGCCACCGGCACGGCGTGAAGTACGACGGCGAGTTCATCGCGATCTACGGCAAAGGCGGCGGCAAAGCCACCGTCCCCGAGGCACAAGCCGCCCTCGGCATCACGTGGACCGACGTCCACCACGAACTCACCGAGGCCATCCCGCCCGCCTACACCCAGTTCCTCGGCGAGCAGGCCGCCGCCCAACTCGCACCACACACCACCACCTGGAGCGCCTGATGCCCACGACCACTCACCAGATCACCTGCGCCGCCGACGACTGCGACGCCTACTCGATCACCGCATTCCTCCAGCCGATCACCCCGGCAGAGCGGGCTGCCCGGCACCGCCGGCAGCTGGCCGCGGACGGGTGGTCGGACGTGGAGGGCCGGGACTACTGCCCGGACCACCCGGTCACCGTGCCCGCCCCGTGACCAGCAGCACGCCCGCCCCGGCCGTTACCCGGGGCGGGCGCCCCACCACCGTACCGACCACCTGGAGGCACCCGATGACTGACACCACCCCCGCTGACCTGACCGAGGAGCAGCGCGACGCCCGCCGCACCCGGGCCCGCGACCTCATCGAGGAACGGCTCACCGACACGTGGCCCGCGTGGCGGCGCCCCGGCCGGAAGCCGAACCTGCCGCTCGCCGCCGACATCGCCCTCGACGCCCTCGGAGACCTCGCCGCCGAGATCCTCGTCGACGGCACGATGATGCGCGCCCTCACCATCCGCGACGGTGTCGCCACCCTCGAACTCGCCGATGCCACCGAGATGGTGCGGATCTTCGCCGCCGGGATGCGCGGCGCCCTCGACGGGGCGACGAACTACGTCGAGATGGAGATGACCGACGGGTCGACTGGTGAGGGGTTCACCGTCACCGTCCGCCGTCGGGAGCGCCCGACACCGCACGAGTTCCGGCTCCGCGCGGAGGTCAGGACGCGTGAACTTGAAGCGCAGCTCGCCGAGTACGAGGTGATGAATCCCCAGCAGTGCCCTGCCGGGAAGCACCCCGACTGGCTCGTCGACTCCGAACACACCCACGCGTGCCCCTGGTGCCGTATTGAGCAGCTCGAAACCGAGGAGGCAGCACGATGACCGACACCACCCCCACCCCCGTTGACCGCCCCGCCGACCTGCTGCGCGCCGCCGCCGAGAAGCTGCGGGCCGCCGCGACGTCCGCCGCCGAGCACAGCGGCAGCACCACCTGGGAGTCCACCCGCCACTTCCCCGACCAGCCCAACTCGGACTTCACCACCCTGACGGCCGGGCCTGGGCGTCCGCTCCACAAGGGCGGTGGCGGCCGGGGCGCGGCACCGTACATGCACGCCCCCGTCTCCGAGTACGCCGCCCTGATGGACCCCGGGGTCGGCCTCGCCCTGGCCGACTGGCTGGACCGGGCGGCGGTCAACGCCGCTGTGCTCACCTGGCCGAACGACGTGGTCGAGGGGGCCCTGGCGGTGGCCCGCCAGCTCCTCGGCACCACCGTGACCGCCGAGTGCCCGTCCCCGGAGACGCACAACTGGGGCTGCGGCTGCCCCACCGACGAAGCCCCGACCGCGAAGCGGGTTGAGGCCGAGCACGTCCTGTACGACGCGCTGACGAGGGGCGTGCCCCTCGCGCAGGTGCGGCAGCACATCATCGACGCGTACCGGGCCGCCGTGATCGCCGAGCACACACACGCCGCCGCCCCGCCCGCGCCTGCCGACCGGGCCGCCGACGCTGCCGCCGGGGTGCAGCCGCCCACCAGCGAGGCACAGCCCGCCCGCCGCCGCCTCACCCCGAACGAGCACGACCGCGCCTGGCACGCCATCGAAGGCTCCTCCGGCGAGCCCGGCGCCGACCCCGACACCATCCTCAACGCCGTCCTCCACGCCCTCCGCATCGACATCCCCACGCCCGCCGAAGAACAGGCCGCCAGCCCGAGCCGCAGGGCCACCCCGCCCGCTGCCCCTGCCGCGCCCGAGGAGCCCACACGATGACCACGCCCTACTACCGCGAAGACCAGGTCACCCTCCTCCTCGGCGACGCCCTCGACCAACTCCGCACCCTGCCCGACGCCTCGGTCGACGCCGTGACCACCGACCCCCCATATGAGATCGGCGTCGCCGGTCAGGCGTGGGACTCCACCGGCATCGCGTACAGCGTGCCGATGTGGGCCGAGTGCCTCCGCGTCCTCAAGCCCGGCGGACACCTCCTGTCCTTCGGCGCCCCGCGCACCTACCACCGCATGGTCGTGGCCGCCGAAGACGCCGGATTCCGGGTCATCGACCAACTCGACTGGATCTACACCCACGGCAAGCCCAAGGGCGTCGACCTCGCACGGGCCATAGACCGCCACCGCGACGACCGCGACCAGGTCCTCCAAGTCACCGCCTGGCTCAAGACGGCCCGCGACAGAGCGGGGTGGACCAACCGGCGCATCGACGCCCTGTTCGGGTTCTCCGGCATGGGCGGCCTGTGGACCACCCAGGGCAAAGCCGCGATCATCCCCACCGACGAGCAGTGGGCCCGACTCCGGGAAGCGCTCGGCTTCGACGACACCGACATCCTCCCGATGGTCACCCAGCTCAACGCCCGCAAACGCACCATCGGGGACGCGTTCGCGCAGCGGGAGGTCATCAGCCGGAAGCAGGGCACCGCCCGTACCGCCGGGCTGTACGGGGCAATGTCCGAGGACCGCATCAAGTCCCGGGCCGCCTCCGATCAGGCCCGCCGGTGGGAGGGCTGGAACACCCAGCTCAAACCGGCCCACGACCCGATCCTCCTCGCCCGCAAGTCCACCGGCTACGACTCCCTCGTCGGCGGCCTGCTCCGCCACGGTGTCGGCGGCCTCAACATCACCGGCTGCCCCGCCTCTGGGGGCGGCTACCCGACGAACATCCTCCTCGGCCACGACTGCCCGCCGGGCGGGTGCCTGCCCGGCTGCCCCGTCCGCGACACCGGCGACGCCCGGTCGTTCCCCGTGTTCCGGCTGGAGTCCCGCACCCCGAACCGTGAGCGCGTCGAGGTCGACGGGGTCCGCCACGACACCCCGAAACCCCTCGCCCTGATGCGATACCTCGTCCGCCTCGTCACCCCGCCCGGCGGCACCGTCCTCGACCCGTTTGCAGGGTCGTCGACCACCCTGCTCGCCGCCCGCGACGAGGGCATGCACGCGATCGGCATCGAGCAGCACGAACCGTATGCCCGCCTGTCCGCCGCCCGCCTGTCCGAGCCGTACAGCGTCGGCCTGTTCGACGCGACCGCCTGACCCCCGCCCCTGCCGCCGGGTGATCCGGCCCACCCAAGGAGACCACCATGACCACGCCGCTGCCCGACCCGTTCCGGATCGCGTCCGCCGTCTGGCAGGACCTCTGCGACTACCAGCCCGGAGCCGCCGCCGCACTCACCATCCAGCTCAAGAACATGCCCGAGGACTGGCCGCTCCGCGTCTTCAACGTCGGCCGCCCCGACGCCGCCATCGCCCTCCCCCCGGCCGCCGTCGGCGAGGTCTACGACGACATGCGGCCCGAGATCCCCCCGTATGCCGAGCACAGCTTCGACGAGTGCCCCGCCTGCATCGAGGCCGACGACAACTGCCGCTACCACAAGGGCTACGCGACCGGGCACCACGAGGCGCTCCAGGCTGAGCTGGAAGCGGTCAAGGCCGACCCCACGATCACGCTGAAGGACTTCCTCCAGCGACAGACCGACGCCGACGAACAGCCCGCCGCCTGACGCCCCTGCTGTGTGGCCGCCCCACCACAGGCGGCCACACCACACCCCGGAAGGACCACCCGCCATGACCGCTACCCACACCCGGACCCACGTCTACATCACCTTCGCCAACCCCCACCTCGTCTGCGACCTCTGCCACCAGCCCGCCCCCCGCTGGCACAACAACGACAAGTGCGGCTGCGGACAGCCCTGCTGGCTCGACCCCTGCCAGCACAACGCCGAAGCCATCAGCCTCTGCCCGTCCTGGGACCCCATCGACGGCTGCACCTGCCCCGGTGGGCCGGACAGCCACACCACCGAGGGGGCCCGGTGACCACCCAGCCGCGGATCGCGCTCGACGACCTCACCAGCGACGCCCTCGACGCCCTGCACGCACGGCTCGACGCCGCCGAGGCCCGTGTCCGCGAGCTGGAGGCCGAGGCGGCCCGGCTCACCCCGAACCGCACCCGCTACGCGGACATCATCACCACCGCCTACCCCGCCCTGAGATACGCCGCCGACGACATCGCCGACCATCTCGCCCGCGCCCTCGAAACCCCACCCGAACCCACGAAGCGCCGCTGAGAACAACGACGGGGCGCCCCCATCCGGCCAGATGTCCGGGGCGCCCCACGCGGTGTGATCACCCTACGCACCACAGGAGAACACCGCCATGAACAACACCACCGCCCGCACCGCCACCGAAAACCTCCAGCACATCCTCGACCACTGGGACCACCTCCGCGACGCCCTCGACACCCACGACGGCCCCGGCACCAACTGGCCGCCCAACCGCCCCGGCGCCGCCTACCTCCAGGCCCTCGACACCCAGGACGCCGCCGACGTCACCGCCGAACAGTCCCTCGCCGCCGCGCTCGCGCACGCCCTCAACCACCCGCAGCAGCTCGTCACCGTCCGGCACCACACCGGACAGCTCTACTACCAGTGCGCCCACTGCGACCACGTCGGCGAAGGACTCCCGCACCCCGTCCGCGAAGACCGCGACCCAGCGCAGCTCGGCGAACGCCCGATCCCGATCCGGCTGCACATCACGGACGCATCCCGGGCGATCGAGGTAGCTCTCGTCAGCCTCGCCGACCGGATCGCCGACCGCACCGCCACCGGCCGCGACGCCTGGCACGGGCCCGACCCCGCCGACCGCACCGTGCCCGCCGCCGCCCGGTGGCTCCTCGGCCGGCTGGAGGCGGGCCCGTGCTGCCCGACGCACTATTCGGAGCAGGCCACGATCGCCGAGTACGCCCGTACGGCGGCCGACCGGATCGACCGGGTCCTCGGTACGGGCCGGGTGTCCCGGGTGCTGCCGGGCATGCCGTGCCCGTGGTGCGCCGGGGAGTTGGTGATCCACACGGAGGCCGGGACGGTGCTGGCCGTGACCTGTGCGACCGGGCTGGTCGACTGCAACGCCCCGGCCCGGTACGACATTGACCGGCGGGCGCGGGTGTGGTCGACGCCGGAGCAGTTGGCCGGGCTGCAGCGGGCGGTTGATGCGGCGGAGCGGGCGCGGGCCGGGGAGGAGGAGCGGGCGAAGCGGGCGGATGCGCGGCGCCGGCAGCGGGCGGCGGTCCGGGAGCAGCGGGCCGCGTAGCCCCGGACATGGGTGCGCCGCTGCCGCTCTCCGTGGGCGGCAGCGGCGCGGGACGCCTGCGTGGGGGCTACTTGGCGAGGTGGGCGGTGAGGATCGCCGCCGCGGCGTCGGCACCGCCCGCCTGCTGGATGAGTTCGCCGAGTTCGGCAGGCACCACGGCCGCCTGCCGTTTGCCGCGGCTGGAGAGGAAGTAGACGCGTCGCAGTAGCCGGACCGAGGCGAGCAGTTCGGAGAGGTTCGCGCGTGCTTCGGCGATCGGCTGGTCGGGTGCGTTGGCGTCCATGACGACTACTTTAGCGAACGGGCTTGATGTACATAAGGGCTCGATGTACATTCAGTTAGGTCGGTGCTGACACACCGGTGCTGGCGCGGGGACTGGCCTACCCGCGCTGATGAGGCAGGCCGTAGGAGGAGACATGCTGCACCGCATCGTTCGCCGCAAGTACCCGGCGGGGGCCGCCGCGCAGAAGCGCGCGCTGGAGTTGTCCGCCGGGCGCTACGACTACCGCTCTCCGGAGGGGCGACGAGTCGCCACCGCCAACCGGGCGCACATCGCACTGCACGGCTACTGATCCACCCGCCCCGCATAGGCAAGCCCACGGCACCCCCAGTGCCAGGGCGCGCGGTTCGAATCCGCGGCGGGGCACGCAGAAGGGCCCGGCGCGGACACGCCGGACCCGACCGCCGGCAGGTGCTGACACACCCGCCGAACCGCCCGACCCCCTGCCATCACAGGAGAGTCAGACATGCAAGATCGTATCCGGGCCACCGCGCGCCCGCCCCGCCCCCCGGCCCCGGCCGTGGCCCCCACCACCCGCCAGACCCGCCACGCCCTCACGATGCTGGCCGCCACCACCCCCGGCCGGCGCCGCGTCATCCAGGCCGCCGCCGAGGAATACCTCTCCCAGATCGACCGGGACCGACTCCCCTACGGGTACGACGTGCCGATCACCGACGACCACTACAACCGGGTCGACGCCTACCGCATGCGCCAGGGCAACACCTTCGCCCGGATGCTCGGCATCGCCTGCCAGCCCTCCGACGCGCAGCTCCCCGACACCGCCCGCGCCGTCCTCGCCGCGATCACCGCGCCCGTCGACCGGCTCACCGAGCGCGCGGCCACCACCGGGCAGCCCGCCGCCGTTGCCCTGCTGCACATCCTCGGAGCCACCGGTACGGCGGTGGCCGCATGAGCACCGCCGACACCACCGCCGTGCTGCAGCAGATCCTCGCCACTCCCTCCCTCGCCGCGCAGCTCCTCACCACCGCCGCCGACCACCTCACCAAGGTCACCCCGGACACCGACCTCACCATCGCCGGATGGGGCCGCGCCCTCGCCCTCGCCGATGCCCGCGTGCTCACCGGCTACCCGCAGGCCGTCGCCCAGCACGCTGGGCGTCGCGCCATGGCCGCCCTGTCCCCGGAGTTGTGGGCGTCCGCCCGTACCCGTGGGGAGTGGGCGCTGTGCCTGCGCCGGATCGCGGGGACTGTGTGATGGCCGGGGACCAGCAGCCCGACGAGGCGCAGCCCACCGAGGCCAAGCGCGTCGCAGAGCTTCACCGCCAGGCCGCCGCCGACTACGCCGGACGCCACGCCCGCGAGGCCGAGGCCCGCACCGCGGCCGCCTACGCCCGCGCGCACGGCAACGCCGCCGCCGCCACCCGCTGAACCGCCCGGCCGGGCGCCACCGTGCACCCGGCCGGCCCACGCTCCGGAGCCCTTCATGTTCCGCAAGGACCGCACAACCGCACCACCGCAGCACCTCCCCGGCCACCCCCTTCCCGGAATCAAGTACGAGCCCGAGCTCCGCAAGCGCACCGTCATCCACACCGTGGACGGCGACCCGCAGGAGGTGGAGGAGGACTACCGGGTGTGGGTGCCCACCATGCCCCGCGACTGGGACCACACCCTCCTGATCGGCGCGACCGCCGTCGCCGTCGCCCTGCTCACCGTCGCGGTCGCCTGGTCCGTCGCGAGCATCGGCGACCTCCTCAACCGGGCCGTCACCGCCCCCATCGCCTACCTCGCCGCCGCGGTGTTCGCCCTGGCCTGGATCGTGTGCCTGGCTCTCCAGTGGCTCTCCAGGTACGACCCCGACCGCGCAGCATCCGTCCAGAAGGCCGGGAACCTCTTCCTCGCCCTGGACATGGCCGCCGTCGCCGTACACGGCAACCTCGTCGCGAACGTCTGGGTCGGCCTCGCAGGCGCCGCCGTCTCCGGGGTCGCGAAGTTCATGTGGTCCATCGTCATGCGTCAGCACAGTCGCCCTCTGCCCGAGCTCACCCGCCGCTGGCTGGCCAAGAAGGAGGGCGACCTTACCGCCCGCCTCGCCATCGCCGGACAGCTCCGCACCCTCGCCCGCGCCGAAGCGCAGGCCGCCGTCTACGCCGCTCCGGCCCCGGCCGCCATCGAGCGGGACAACCGCCGGGACACGGCGGGACAGCTGTCCCCGACTGTCCTGTCCGCTGTCCGCGCTGCCCTGGCCACCCTCCCCGACGTGTCCCACGACGACGTCCTGACCCACCTGGACCGCCTCGGCCTGGACTACGACGAGACAGCCGTCCTGGCCGCCCTGGACAGCGAGCAGGACAGCCAGGACAGCAGGTCAGAGCCTGAGCCGACGCGCCTGGTCCCGCCCACCCAGACCGTCACCGAGAGCGTCAGGACAGCCCTGTCCTCCGGTGTCCGGGACAAGGACAGCGTCGTGTCCTACGTCCACCAGATCCACGGATCCGGTGTCCCGCGAGCCACCATCGTCCGCCTCTTCAACCGCGAGCTGGAGAAGACCGCATGAGCGCGAAGGAGGACGGCGAGCGCCGCGTCCGGGCGTGGCTCCGGGACCGGATCGACGGCCCCGCCGTGCCTGCCCCGGAGCCCGACCCGCTCGTCCAGGTCCGCTACGTCCCTCCGCCTCCGGCCGGTCCGCCGGCCCCGGCCGAGCCGGACGACCAGGAGCACGAGGACGACGAGCCGGAGACGGCCCCCGAGCGCCCGTGGTGGTCCCTGCCGCCCGGTCCGTTCGGCCGCCGTACCACCGCCCCGGAGCCCGACCCGGGCCCCGTCGAGCAGGAAGTGGGCCCCGGGCTCTACGTCACCGTTCACCAGCCCGCCCCCGCCGCGCCGCCGTGGCTCGCCCCGGACCCGGCCGCCGAGCGGGCCGCCGAGCGCCTCCGCCGTCTCCGGATCTGGTTCGTCTACCACCTCGCCGCGGGCCTCGCCGGGTGGGTGTTC